CCTCAATTGAGGGCGATACCTTAAATTATGGCGATAGTAATCCAGTACAGTACACATTTAACTTTGCATATGAAGGTTTTGAAATTCTAACAGGATCTCCCGCAGAGGACCAATTCCAACAAGCCATTTCAGTACTTGATGAGCAGGTATAATTTTAACTAAATATTATTATGGCAAAGTTTAATCAAGGATTATACACATTAAGCAATCCTTCTAAGTATATTGGTAAAAGAACACCTAAATATCGTAGTGGTTGGGAATTAGCAGTATTTAGGATGTGTGATCATCATAACAGTGTGATTGCTTGGGGTAGCGAAACACATCGTATCCCATATCGTAATCCACTAACTGGAAAAAACACAACGTATGTTCCCGATTTATTAATGGTTTATCAGGATAACTCTGGCAAACAACATGCAGAAATAGTTGAGATTAAACCTAGTGGACAAACATTAGGAGAAGCACGTGGAGCTCAAAATAAAGCGGCCGCCGTTGTTAATCAAGCAAAGTGGGAAGCGGCTAGAGCATGGTGTAAAGCACAAGGACTTGGATTTAGAGTCATTACAGAAAATGAAATTTTTAACAAACCACAGAACTCTAAGAGGAAGAAGCGAAAATGACAAGAAAACTTGAAGAAGAATTTGGATTACCGCCCATAGAAGATGTACAACTTCCAGGTGAAGATTTACCGCTACACAATCCAGTAGATACACAGAACGAAATAACAGTTACTAGACAAACCATGGAGGTAACAGAACGTGTTGATAGTGCGTTACCTATTGTGCAAGGTTTAGAACAATTGGATAGAGAAATGGACCAATATGCTGACAAAGCAATGGCTACTTTTGATGAGTTGTGTGATTTAGGAAAAAATGTAGAAGATAGACATGCGGCCCCGATATTCGATAGTGCTAGTAAAATGTTAACAGCCGCTCTTCAAGCAAAGCAAGCGAAGTTAGATAAAAAATTAAAAATGATAGAACTACAAATGCGTAAAGCAAAATTAGATTTAGATACTAGAAAAACAGATGCAGCATTAGAAGATAAAGAAGAAGGCAGACCAGAAGAGATTGATGGAAGATTTGTTGGAGATAGAAGCTCAATGTTGGAAGAAATCATGAAAAATTTGCAACCAAACGATAAATAATAATAGCGGAGAATATTAAAATGAAATCGTTTAAAAATTATTTACAAGAGTCAAAACAATCCTACAAGTATAGGATTAAGTTTGCTAATCCCGTATCTGATGAAGATATGGACAGAATTGAAAAACATCTATTAAAATATGATGTTAAAACAGTGAGTGCACCAAAGAAATTAATGTTGCAAAGTACTCCATATGACTTTCCTACTTTAAAAGGGTACGAAGTACATGTTGTTGAGTTTACAACAGAGCGTCCTGCAAGTGCATACCAAATACAAGAAGAAATTAAAAATCTAACTGGTATTAGTGATGGATATATGAAAGTCCGTGCAGAACATGAACCACTAGAACATGAACAACAAGACGAATTCGCTGCAAAAGCAAACGAAACGATTACATTACTCGCTGATGAAGATTATAGTGAGGCAGATAAAATAAACTCAGAAGATTATTATGGTGACAAGTACAACACCAAGTTTGTACAGGAACTGCTCGCTCTGCGTAAAAATAAGGAAAAAGATAATGGCTGATAGAGAATTAAAAACTATGTTTCACCAAGCATCTAATAAATCCACGCCAGTAAGCGAAGGCACAGAAATGGGCGAGATTGGCAACGTACAGATTGACCAATATGCGGGCAGAGATGGTGTTATGGTACAACTTACACCTGTTAATGGTGAAAGACATGTTCAAATGACTAAAGAAGAAGCATTAAAGATAGCCGAAAGGTTAAAGAAATGGGCAAGCAGTGATGAAATTGCACGTCCAGGAGACTACGCTGATGAATCAATAGAAGAAGATCATTACGATTATGGTCCTATTGTAGACGCGATTATGAATCTAGCAGACCGTGAAGATGAGCAATGGGCTGACGATCCAGATATGGACGGCGGCGACCGTGACTACTTCATGATGGTTGCAAAAGGTATTGATAGTGGTGATTGGGAAGAAGCAAGAATGAATATTTTGGACGGAGATACTTCTCCAAAAGAAGAAGTTTTAGAACTTATTGCTAGTATGTCCCCAGAATTGCTAAAGCATATTTTCCCAAGAGATGCAGAAAAAGAAATGTATTTTGCAACAATGAGAGAGAAAAAACAGAAGGAGACTCAAATGGAAACTGAACTAGAAAGAATTCTCAATCTAGCAGGGGTGGTTAAGGAGGCTCCTGAAGAGGTTGAAGAAACGAAAGAAGAAAAACTAGAAGAAGCAAAGTGTGGTTGCTGTAATAATGAACCATGTGACTGCGCCGATGATTGTAGTTGTAAAGAATCAGTCAACGAAGCAAAAGTTGACGAAGACGATGTAGAAGAAGGTAGCATCAAGTATATGCATAGCATGAAAAAAGATGGTAAGTCTGATGAAGAAATTGGCAAAGAACTAAGTATGTCTGCTGATGAAGTTAAAAAAGCAATGAAAAAGACTGAATCTGAAGAATCAACAGAAACACCACTTGAGGAAGAAGAAGAGTTAGAAGAAATAGATGTAGTAGAAGAAAGTCCAACAATGGATACTACACAACTTATTCACTTACTTAAACTTTCTGGTGTTAGTGAAGAAAAGATTACAGACAAGTTACAGGCACTTGAAGAAGCATGGGCTAATACTCCTGAGGGCGTAGGTGAAACAGAACCAACTGCACACGCAGGTGAAGATAATATGGATTTCGCACAAATGGTTAACCTAAGTCTAAAGCGTTACTTAGACGCACAGGATATGAAAGTAAGTGTTACTGAAAGTCACACTGTAGAGGGCATGAAACAAAAGTATGCCGATAAAAAAGCAAAATAATTAATATTAACCCGTTACTATAATGGTAACGGGTTTTCTACCTATATAAATAGAAGTATGAGACCTACACAAGTTTACACTGATCCTAACGGACAGTCTATTGAATTTTATATTCCAGAACCACATACAAAAATATGTATTAACGTATCAGGCGGCGCTGATAGTGCTATTATGTTGTATATGTTAATAAATTATTGTACTAAAAATATACCAGATGCAGAAATACATGTTATTACATGTGCTAACGTAGTAAAAGGTTGGTACAATGCAAAATGGAGTGTCAGTGTAATTGACAAAGTACAAGAACTGACAGGCACAACATTAATTAAAAGTCATTATACATATTATAGTGATGACCAACGTAGAGAAGAATTAAATGAAGCAGAAAAGTTATGTCATAAGAATCATGGGATAACATTTACTATTCACGGAACAACACAAAATCCTGATAAATCTATTGAGTATTTACAAAAAGGTAGACATGCACCGCGTGATGCTGGCCATGGAAGGCCAGCATATAGTCAATTAAATGACAGAGTTGTGCGGTGGATGCCAGTCATGAATGTTGATAAACGTTTAGTAGCATACTTATACAAACATTTTGATATGTTAGATGATTTATTACCGTTTACAAGAAGTTGTGAACAACATAGTGAGGATAATACAGATAAACCAAGTTGGATGGTAACACATTGTGGTAAATGCTGGTGGTGTAAGGAAAGAGAATGGGCATTCGGAAAATTGTAATACAAGCAGATGAAAAAAATGAAAATAACTGCCTTATTTTTGGTAAGAATTGCATGGAAATGCCATATATTCGTGGCGACCATCTTAAAGACTTATACTTTAAAGAACAATACGAATGTGACCAATTAGAAATAAAATTTCCTTGTGATAAGTTGGTTTTAGATGAATGGGATAAAATGTTACAACATCTACCAAAGAAACTAGACCAACTACAAATATGGAATCATCATCATGCGTTTACTATTTGGAATAGTCCATACTATGATAGTCTAACGTATATTATAGATTCGATAAATACTACACATATAGAATTTTGTGATTGTGTATATCCAGATTATGTATATAACGAAAATGATAAAGATAGAATTTTTTATATTTTAGAAAAATATAAACATACACATGAACACTTATATTATCTTAGATTGAATTACTTATGGCAGTAGATACCAAACTTACCAAGACCCCGTATCAAAGGGAAAAATATACTGAACAAGATTTAATAGAGTTGGCTAAGTGCGCCCAAGACCCAAAATATTTTATGACTGAATATTGCTTTATTCAGCATCCAACAAAGGGACGTATGAAATTTGAGCTCTACAATTATCAGAGAGATCTAGTAGACATATATCATAACCATAGATACAGTATTGCTATGCTTGCTAGACAGATGGGAAAATCAACTGCTGCTGCAGGTTACCTATTATGGTACGCTATGTTTAACCCTGACCAGACAATTCTTATTGCGGCACACAAATACAGTGGTGCTCAAGAAATTATGCAACGTATACGTTTTGCTTATGAGACATTGCCTAACTTTATTCGTGCTGGTGTAACAGCATACAATAAAGGCAGTTTAGAGTTTGACAATGGTTCACGTATCATTGCACAAGCAACAACAGAAAATACAGGACGTGGTTTGTCCATTTCATTAGCATACTTAGACGAGTTTGCATTTGTTCGTAATACGATTGCTCGTGAATTCTGGACATCACTTTCTCCTACACTAGCAACAGGTGGTAAGTGTATTATTACAAGCACACCAAACCAAGACGATGACCAATTTGCACAAATTTGGAGAGATAGTTTAAAGAATATTGATGCATACGGTAACGAGCAAGACACAGGGTTAAATGGCTTTGCAAGTTTTCTTGCAACATGGGACGCACATCCAGATAGAGATCAAGAATGGGCAGATGTAGAACAAGGTAAGATTGGTGAAGAACGTTTTAGACGTGAACATAATTGTGAATTTATCGCATATGACGAAACCTTAATTGATAGTATTAGATTAAGTAATATGGTTGCTAGAGACCCGTATGCTAAACAAGCACAAGTACGTTGGTATAAACCAGTTAATAAAGAAGCACTATATGTTATGGGTTTAGATCCTTGTTTAGGCACAGGCGGAGATAACGCCGCTATACAATTATATGAACTACCTACTATGAAACAAGTAGCAGAATGGCAACATAATAGAACACCAATACAACAACAAGTTAGGATTATACAGAGTATTTCTAAGTACCTAGTTGAGGAAGGTGTTGAACCTGATAATATATATTATAGTATTGAAAATAATACATTGGGAGAAGCCGCTATTGTTATGTTAGAGGAAATAGGGGAAGAAAATATACATGGATCGATGTTAACTGAAAGTAAACGTGTTGGCCATGCCACTCGTATTAGAAAAGGATTTACCACAACACATAAGACTAAATTAAGTTCTTGTGCTAAATTAAAGCAGTGGGTAGAAAGCGATAAGATAGAAATCGCAAGTAAGAATCTACTTCGTGAACTTAAAACTTTTGTGGCACGTGGTCAAAGTTATTCAGCAAAAGAGGGCGAATCAGATGATCTAGTAATGTCATTAATATTAGTAGTTCGTATGATACAAGAAATTACTAAGTATGAAGATGTAGCAAATAATATGTTTGATTTAGAAGAAGAAGAGTATGATGAGCCCATGCCAATGAGCTTCTTATAGGTAAAAAAGCATAAATACATTATAAGCAAGGATAAACAATGGAAACTTTAGCAAATGAAGTGTTTAATATTTTAAAAGGTGCAAATTATCAATTGCGCCTGTTTACCGCTGAAGGAAGAAAAACTACTGATCCTGAACAAGCCACACGGTTCTTCGCATATGACGAAGATTTAATGGTTACTTTAAGATTAGAAGATGCAAAACAAGAAATTGTTGTCCAGGCAGGTCAAGGCTACGATGTGCCTTCCAATCAAAGAATACTAAGTGCTATTAAAAAGTCAGCACATAAAAATTTAGGTGAGTTTACAGTGAGAAAGTTCGATAAAAAAATTGCGCCAAAGGACTTCGCACACCAGAGTGTGGTTGAGGGCTTCAGTAAGCCTTTTGGTAGCATAAAAACAAGTTACATTAAAATGTCTGAAGCAAGACTAATTATTAAGCATTCAAAGGGTGTGAATGAAGAAGTACGTGGCGCTCGTAGCAGAAACATTCACTCACTTTTTATTGAGAATTCCCAAGGGGAAAAGTTTAAGTTTCCACATAGATATATGGCGGGAGCAAAAGCGATGGCGATGCACGTCAACGAAGGCGGTACTCCGTATGATGCTAAAGGGGAGGCAATCCTAAGCATTTGTGAAGATATCGCACAATTAAACAAGTTTGTTAGGCATGTACGTTCTAATAATCTTGTTAATGAAAACAATAGTGAAATTGTTGAGACCGTGACGAATAAACTCAAGGCTCAGAAAAACGCTATTAATAGTCTCTCAACACTAAGAGGTTATAACAATTTTCAGGTTCAAGAGAATGTTGAAGATACTGAAAAAAGTGTTGACATATCTGAAAAGTTTTTATACAATACATTTACTACTGAGGAATTATCAAGTTTACTCAATAAAGTAGGTAAGATTGTGGCTGAAAAGAGTGAGAGAGACAGCATGGTAAGAGAGACGATTAAAAGTCTTTATAGCATAATTGAATCTGATTCTGATTTAGGCTTAGTACTAAACGAAAATGATCCAGAACATCCGATGAATCTAATTAATACAGATACATCGACCATGTTGTCTTTCTTGGCTACTCAAACAACCAATGAAGATATTAAAGTTCATTTAGAATCTTTAAGTGGTATTGTAAAAGAAGGAGTAGATGACAAGACACTTGCTCTTATTGAGCAAATGGTCAACTACTTGAACTTAAAAGGCGGCGAGGTAAGCGAAAAAACTAGTGAAAACCGAACTTCCCTTGAAGAAGATGTTATTGCAGAAGTTAGACGTAAAATTTCTCAATAAAATCAATAATTTACTTGACAGTGGGTAAAAAGTATAATACACTGTATAGGCTAACAAAGGCAAAGTGTACTTGAGTACACAACAAAACTAACAAAGGCTAATATAGGAGATAATTATGGCATCTTTGGCAGAAATCAGAGCAAAACTGCTCGAACAAGAAACCCGCACAAGCGGTAACCGCTCATCAGGTGGCGGTGATAATGCAATTTTCGCACACTGGAATATTCCAGAAGGCGCATCTGCAACTTTACGTTTCCTCCCAGATTTAGATGAATCTAACACGTTCTTTTGGAAAGAGCGTCAAATGGTACGTCTTGAATTTCCTGGCATTAAGGGCGGAGACGAACACAAATCCGTAACAGTACAGGTTCCATGCGTTGAAATGTGGGGAGATACATGCCCAATTCATGCAGAGATTCGTCCTTGGTTTAAGGACCCTGGAATGGAAGACATGGGTCGTAAGTATTGGAAAAAACGTTCATACATATTCCAAGGCTTTGTTACAGACAACGGAGGTATTGAGGAAGAAACACCTGAAAACCCAATCCGTAGGTTTGTAATTAGCCCACAGATCTTTAAGATCATTAGTCAGGCACTTATGGATCCTGATTTTCCAGAAATCCCAACAGACTATGAAGCAGGCACAGACTTCCGTGTACAGAAGTCTACTAAAGGCCAATATGCTGATTACTCAACATCTAATTGGGCAAGACGTGAGCGTTCACTAAATCAAGAAGAACGTGATACTATTGAAAAATACGGGTTGTTTAATCTAAATGACTTCTTACCAAAGAAGCCTAACTCAGAGGAACTTGGAGTTATCTTTGATATGTTTGAAGCATCAGTAGATGGACAACTATATGATGTTGAGCGTTTTGGTGATTATTACCGCCCTTATGGTGTTGATGCACCAGGCGGAAATAGAGCAACTGCTCCAGCGGCGGCTCCTGCTCCAGCACCTGCACCAACACCCGTAGCGGCTCCTGCTCCAGTAGTAGAGCAAGCACCTACACCGGTAGCAGAAACTGTGGCGGCCCCTTCAGGAGAAGAAAAACCAAGTGCGGCGGATATTCTAGCAATGATCCGTCAACGTAAAGATGACTAAGGAGTATTAAATGTCTAAACTTTCTAAACTTAAAAAGATCAGTGATAGTTACACGATCTATAATTATGATAACGGTTTTCGTTTTGAAGCGAGCGGTCGTGATAATGATGATAATTACAAAAATGTAAATATTATCATTAATGATGAAAAAGAATTGCTTGAAGTAGTACAAGAAGCAATTGCAATGGAAAAGGACGATTAAACATGGCTAGACCTTTTGATGTAAGCAAGTTCCGCAAAAGCATCACAAAGGCAGTACCAGGTTTAAGTGTAGGCTTTAATGATCCAGATACTTGGATTAGTACAGGTAACTACACACTAAACAAACTTATCAGCGGGGACTTCAACAAAGGAGTCCCCCTCGGTAAGGTAACGGTACTTGCTGGTGAAAGTGGTGCAGGTAAATCCTACATTGCGGCAGGAAACATTGTTAAACAAGCACAAGAACAAGGAATTTTTGTTGTTCTTATTGACTCAGAAAATGCACTAGATGAGAAATGGCTACATGCACTGGATGTAGACACTAGTGACGATAAACTACTAAAACTCAATCTAGCAATGATTGATGATGTTGCTAAAGTAGTAAGCGATTTTATGAAAGATTACAAATCAGAATATGCTGATAAGGATCATGAAGAACGTCCTAAAGTATTATTCGTAATTGATTCATTGGGCATGTTGCTTACTCCAACAGATGTTGACCAATTTAACAAGGGTGATATGAAAGGTGATATGGGTCGTAAGCCTAAAGCACTAACTGCCTTAGTTAGAAATACTGTTAATATGTTTGGTGAATATAATGTAGGCATGGTATGTACTAATCATACATATGCTTCGCAGGATATGTTTGATCCAGATGATAAGATTTCAGGTGGTCAAGGTTTTATTTACGCAAGTTCAATTGTTATTGCAATGCGTAAACTAAAATTAAAAGTCGATGCTGATGGCAACAAAACTTCACAAGTACACGGTATTCGTGCCGCATGTAAGGTAATGAAAACACGTTATGCAAAACCTTTTGAAAGTGTGCAAGTTGAAATTCCTTATGAAACTGGTATGAGCCCATACAGTGGACTTGTTGAGTTCTTTGAAGCAAAAGAAATTCTAAAGAAAAGCGGAAATAGTTTAGAATACATTAGCCCAGTTACTGGCGAAGTAATTAAACAATTCCGTAAACCTTGGAATGCCAACAACAACGGTTGTTTGGATTTGATAATGTCAGAGTTTGACTCTCTTCCTGAAGAAGTACAAGATGCAAACCCTGATGAGGTAATAGAACTTATACCTGAAGAGGAAACTAATGACGATAGCAACGGATAGTGATGTAGAATTCATTCTACAATTATATGATACTACCTTTAGATTCTTGACTGATAAACAAAAGTTGGACTTTGCAGAATCATTTTTGTATAAGTTAGTAGACTATGGTTTTGATGTGAAAGCAAACGCTCAAGAAATTGGTGAACATGATGAATATTTAGATAAGGCAGTTGAAAAAGTCTTAGAAGAAGATGATTGGGATCCAGAAGAGCAATGGCTAGATGAAGAATATGAAGAATGGGAAGATTAAGTGAGTAAATGGTATCGTATAGTAACTTCAGATATGAGTGATATAGTACCGGCTATATCCCATTTTGAAGTTGAAATAGACCAAGCAAGACTGGAGTGTGGTATGAAAGGCAATCTCGAAAAACAGAGCCGTGACATGCCTGGTAT